GTCAACAATTTTTCACTATGGAACATTTTTGATTTTGTTGCAACTTCATCTGAATAACCAATCATACCAACATTCTCAGTAAGAAACTGGCGAATGGCGCCACGCTTGTCATCAAGAACATGGAAACAAATAAAATTCGAATCGTGGTTTTTGCGAATCAGTTTCAATAAACCTTTTGTAAAATTACATGCACGATTTGCACCACCATTGTATCCGAATTCTAATTCTTGTTCTCTATTGGTTTTGCGGTCACGCACAACCAAACGGCATTGGCGATGCGTTTGAATATAATATGTTGACTGAATATCTTTATTGGTTGTATTATCACGAACCAGAGTATTCACATTTTGCAAAATGTGACCTTCACCATCTGTAAGAATTACACTATGCACAATTTGTGCCTTTGTTTGTTTCTTGAAGATTGGCAGATATTGATTCATGAAAATCAATCCTTCATTCAAAGGTGTGCCTGACAATCTAAAGTATTCTGGCAACAGGTCATACGCACCACCACCGAACCTACGGCGAAAATCTGTATTAGATGAAACCGCAACATAAAACAAAGATTCACACATTGCGGCATAATCGGCAGTCTTCATTGTAGAAGAAAGCATACTCAACATATTGAATTGCTCAACTTCGAATTCGTTAATAGCAAAATCAGCATTGCGTGGAACCAATTGAGAAACTTGCTCTCTAGTCAAATACTTTCCGTATTTTTGTTTGTAGTCACTAGTAAAGGCAAATACTTCAAAAGGAATAGAATTTTTGCGGCAGAATTGTGTAAGTGCAATCAATTGCTTTACTGTGCCGAGAAGATTAGATGCCATAGAACCAGACCAGTCAAGCATGAACAACAATGCATGGTTCTTACCTTCTGGCATATTAGTAATACGGAGAAAAATGTCATCGGTCAACTGATATTTGTGAACCTTTGTCATATCAAGTTTACCTGATTTTGAAACACTAGCACGGCGCATAAGGTCTGCCGATTTACGCATTTCAAATTCTTTTGAAAGTAATGAAACAACTTTCTTATTTTCTTCCATGAATTTTTTGTAGTCATCAAGCATGCTTCTTGGATAACAATGTGCCTCAAGTGCATTCTTATATGCGGAATTAAAACCAGCAACAACTTCACTAATCGGAACAATTACATTTTTCAAATTTAGTGTTGGGATATCAACATACGATACTTCCATACTAGATTTGTCAAGTAACAACTCTTCACGATTACGAAACTCTTCATCAGTTTCACCAGCATCAAAAGTCATCTCTTCATATTCTTCATCAGGCAATTCTGTGCCGTCATCAAAACTATTGTCAAGGCGAGTTTCCTGTTCATTCTCATCGGAAGATTCTTGAGTTTCTTCAACAGGTGCGGGTGATTGTTCCTCTTCACCGTCTTCACCATCATTCTCATCTTCGAACATTTCTTCTTCAGTCATGCCAGAAGAACCGTCTTCATACTGATTGTCAATTTCTTCACTATCGTATTCTTGATACTCTTCCGCTTGTTGTTCTTTTTGTTGTTCTTTTTTCTCTTCGTATTTTTTCTTGTCAAACGCATAAACTTCTAATGCAACAGCAAGGGCATCATTGAAGGTCATTGCCTTGCGGGCAAGGCCAAGCAAACGCAACTCTTCATCATTCAAATCAATTTTGATATGGGCGCCAATTTTAGTGATTAGATTAATTTTATCAATCAAATACAAATCATTCAAATTTTTACCATTGACACCGAACAAGTCTTTTTTCGCCAACTCGGAATAACCAACTTGAAACGAATAAACTAGACCAGGATATTTTTGTTTTACTAGTTTCTCAATGCGAACATCTTCTAAGACATTCATATATTGATGAGGAACTTTTGATTGGGTTTGAGTATCGTGATAACCGAACTCAGGTGTGAATAGTGCATGACCAACTTCATGCCCTAGCAAAAGGTCAAGAGTTTCTTCTTGCAAATCTTTTGACCACATAGGGAGAGTTAAGATACGCTCTTTTACATTGAACATTGCCGTAGAGACTTTGCGGCGCTCTACTGTAATGTTCTCAGATGCGAGAAGGCGAGCCAAAGCATTTTTGGACGCCTCTTTTTGTTTCATTTCAAGAATCATAATGTAACCTCTTCACATTCAATATTGCTAGTATAACTGAAATTGTTTTCCATGTCAAGTGTATTTATTGGCAAACAATTCATAGAGAATTTAACTCAGGTTTGAATTTGGCAATCAACTCACGCTCTCGGTCATGGGCGGCAGACTTGCCACGCACAATGTCAACCACTTCACGCTTGAAAACTTCGGGACCGTATTCACGGATTGACATGCACAATGCCCAATCAAGATTTTCTTTATAGGCACGACTGACATGTTTTTGAAAGCGGACTTTAACCGCACGGACTTTAGCAGAACCTTGTGCAACCGTCACACCAATATAGGACTCACCAGAGACCTTGTTGGTCAATCGATATATCACATGATTTCGGTCAACTCTTTTCTTTCTCATCATGTTATTAGTATAACACAATGGGCAGATATGTCAAGCGGAATGTGCCGTTTGTTGCACAAAAACAACACAAAAACTCACAATTTCACTATATGAAATCGCTTATTTTACTACTTTTTCGCTATATGAAATTAAGGTTTTCTGAACACAAAAATGGGTTCGTATTTCAACCAGATTCCGTTAACCTTACAAAAGTTTTTTGCTTTAGGTAAACCTGTTTCTGAATCAACTCTATTACCACCTGGCATTTGTGCAAGTGACATTTTAAGAGTAGACACATATTCCATACCAAGTTCTTTTAGAATATCACACGAATCTTTTTCAAGAGGTAAGATATCAGGACCAAATTTTGCATCAGCAATATTCCAAAGTAAATATCTGTCTGACGCTAACCAAGAAACTGCGGTTTCAAGTGTTGGTCGTAAAAATCCATTTACCCATTCTTGATACTGACCAAACTTTTTATATGATTGTGTTGGGTCATCTGAGTATGCCTCTTTAGCAAAGTATGGTGGTGATGTAAACACCATGTCTAATTTACCTTTGTATTTCTTAAATTCAGGAATGTTTTGCATCTCTTCTGAACCAGAGAAATAAAATTCATATGTGTTTGTTCCATCACCAAAGAATGAATTGCCACGATATGTTTTTGTGTTGAAAAAATTCGCTAGATTTTCATACTTAGATTTTTGACCTAATTCGTCTTCAATTTGATGGTCTGTATTTGGGTCACAACCAATGTAGTGAATGTGTCTATCATCTTTTACCGCCATTGCGCCAAGAATTCGACCGCCCCAACCAGACGATGGGTCCCAAACATTAATTTGTTCTTGACCTTTAATATGATTTGTAAATCTCTCATATAGATATTTTGCTGTTAACGGCGGAAAATTAACCGCATATTGACACCAAGAAATTCTAAACGCTTTGAATCCTACAGGAAATAATTTTTGTCCATATTCATAAAATCTAATCTGATAAGAACCTGCTGGTCTGTTTGCACTTAGATTTCTCAAACATTTTTCTGGAATAGGTAATGATTCAATTTGTTCTTTTGTGATTTGAATCCATTTCACATTTTTCAAGTCTTCATTGTAACCTGTGTATTCTGAATCTTCATCTTTCTTTTGGTCAATCCAATAATCATGAGTTCCATATTGACGAGCATTTTCTTCAAACCAATTAATGAATGATTCTGCATCTTTCACATGATGCGTTTGTGTTCCAACTTGAACAACTTGCCCCGTTTTAATTGGTGCTGAATAATGATAGAATGAATCACGCTTGAAATGTCGAGAACCATATTTTAACACTTTATCAAGTAATGAATCATCTACAAAATGGTCATAGATTGAACGACCATCATCTTTACTAGAATAGTTGATTCTAGTTTTCATCATTGTAGGAAACCATTGATTGGCCGCATTACCAATAACGCTAGTATTGCGAATTACATCTTTTTCATTGTTAAACTCATTTAACACTTCAAACTCATGAACAGGAAAGTTTGACATTTGATTGAACTGATTGATAATCTCTTCTTCATCAAAACCAACTCTAGGCGGAAGACCCATTTCATCCCACGCATAAGCAACAACTTTACGCATCTCAATCATCCACTCTTTAAATTCTTCATCGGTCATCCACATGACCTGCTCAAATGTTTTATTTACTTCATGGTCAAGAACATATCTGTTCTTTTCATAGAAAAATTTATTCACAAATCTAATCCTCTAAACATTGATATTGTTTTATCAGTTAAAAAATCCACGCATATAGAATTATTACATAAAATAATTCTTCCGTCAAGTGCTTGAATTGGAACATTATCATCTTTATCTGACACACAAATAGTATCGGAAGAACTACTTATTTCATCAATTCCATTTACAATAAACAAATCCCATTTATTACTTCTGTCTATTTTCGTATTTCTAAGTTTGAGTTCAGAAAAAAAAGATTCATATTTTGTATTTCTCAAAATTCCTAATTTTTCACAAACACTTCTATATAGGAAAGTTTCAT